TTCTTCTGCTGGTGCAACTGTTTCGGCTGGTGCTGGTGCTGCAGATTCTGCTGTTACAACATTTTCTGCAGGAGTTTCTACCACTGGTTCTGCTGGTGTTTCTGCAACTGGTGCAGGAGTTTCAGCGGGAGCAGAAGATTCTGTTACAATTTCTGGCTCTAGTGGTTCGTCGTTTTCTTCTTCAAGATCAACTAATGCTTCTGCGTTAGATGCCTCTACTTGTTCTTTTCCTAGTGTACCTAGGAACGCCCCATCCCAAATGGAACTCATCTTATTTGTCCTCTTATTCTTGATAGATGCTGCTTTTTGACGAGACCAGGAAAACCCTGCGTCTCCACCCCATAGATCCCAAGCAACACGGCCTGGGCTAGGGAATCCTTCTTCGCCACTGTTAAATCCAGTAGCCTTTTTGTCAACCTCATGACGGCTAAAGAAAGAGAACATACGCATAACTGTACTGTCACTTAGTGCAGTACCATTAACAATTTGGTTAGCACGAGTTAATCCAACTCTTGTGCCACCACGCTTTCCTTCTTTCTTCCATTGCAAAGCACGGCGAGCTGCCGATTTCATACCACTAGTTGGTGTGTGTCCTTCTGCCATAATATCTCCTTAAGCCGTAAAACGGTATATATTATTATACCATTATTGCTGGTCTTCGTCTAGGGCAAAAAACCCAAACCTAGCCATTTCTTCCTTAGCCTTGTCAGTCATTCTGAACTTAGCTTCAAGGTTATCGTCGTATTCCATTTCAACCAAGCCCTCTTTATAAAGCTCTAATAATCCTTCTTCGATCTCAGATTGCATCATGTCATACATTTCTGGCGCATACTCTTTCATCTTTTCTGGATTTGGCCTAAACATTAATTCTCCGTTTGGAGCCACACCCTGAATTTCAATAGCACCTACATCAAGAAGGTAGGCAAAGTAAGCCTCTTCTTCTTTCTGCATATCTTCTTCTTCCACTATATCTCCTTTATTTGTTTTACTGCGAGCCCCCCGTCAGGATTGAACTGACGACCTTCCGCTTACAAGGCGGATGCTCTACCACTGAGCTAGGGAGGCGTAGCCCCAACGGGAATCGAACCCGTCTTGCCAGATTGAAAATCTGGAGTCCTAACCGATAGACGATGGAGCCTTGGAGCGGGTGAACAGAATCGAACTGGCACTATCTGCTTGGAAGGCAGAGGCACTACCATTATGCAACACCCGCACTGCGCCTTTGGCAGGAATCGAACCTGCGACCTTGGGCTTAGAAGTCCCCTGCTCTATCCGACTGAGCTACAAAGGCATTATTCAACATAAACATCAACTAATCCGTTAGACTTAAGCCAGTCAAATGTTGCCATGAGTTGCTCTCGTGTATCACACACGTCACAACCATCATACAAATCATATGGCTCCCAGCCTTCTCTTACATCTTCTTCATCATATAAATGCATATAGCATGCGTTCCTATGATCAGTAACAAAGGCTTGTAGTTGTTCTGCCTGCTCTGTTGTTAATTTAATTTCTTGCATTACTTATTCCTTAGTGGGTGTGTGGCCCAGTAGTATTGGCATTTGTCACAGCAAGTAACGTTGTATGGGCTGTAAAGTTCTGGTTGGAACTTAGCATAGTAAAGAGGATCTTTTTTAAATAGATTAACTTTATGTGTTGTTACAATACACATAAGAGTAACTTCGCTCTCTTGCCAAAATGGAATCTCATTACCCCACTTGTGACCATGCTCACGCTTTAGATCTCTGATGTTACTAGCATTTTTATCTGTCTTGATACCCCGCCAGTTAGCTTCATAAATCATATGCTGTATATATCGGTGAAGTTCGTTCTCTGAACGCTCCCACATAAGAACTGCTGGATGATTACGCCATGCTCCAGATGGAGATGCGCCTGAAAGCACCTTAAGTATCTGGTAGCCTTCTAGTATTTGTTTATTTAATCTCTTATTGTCAAGAGTTTGTGCTGATGCTTCGTAGTCTGAATACGGTAAGAATGTTTGCATTCTATATCTTTCTCTAGTAGGTATATATTAAGTATAGACTATAAAAGAGGGGGAAGTCAAGAGCGGTGTGGTGGTGGAACTCTTGAC